ATCACAGATCAGTGCTTCGGTGATCGGCTGGCCGGGCTGTAGAGCGCCATCGGTGCCCGCGATCTTGACGAAGGCCAGTACGCCATCGGTGGTGCCCGAGACGTAGACCCCGTTGAAGTGGTTGGTGATGTTGGGTTGCCGCCGCAATTCAGACACGATGCTCTCGGGCAACTCCCAGTCCGCCGTCTCCGCCGCCCACAACCAACTGGCGACGGCGTAGCGGGGATAGGCGGTCAGGACTTGGAGCGAGGGATCGGTATACAGGCAGCCATCCACTGGCTTGAGCAACCGCATGATCCGACCCACGATGTCATTGTCCCACTCGAACCGGCCCCCGGGCACCGCCCAGTCATCCAGCAACCAGTCGAGGGTCCAGCCGGTGTTCTCCAGCGCCTCTTCGGCCAACTGCTGCGCCGTCCTGGCGTTGGCCTGCCGCCCGATGGCACGGGGAGTCCATGGTTCCGAGAGCCACGCGGAACGAGATCGGCCTTCGATAGTCAGGTTGTGGTTGTTGAACTTGCGGGTCAGGCCTGGATAGTCCAGCACGAAGGTCCAGATCCATCCGTTGATGGTGGCCTCTACCTCGACCGGATAACCCGCCGGCGTGGGTTGCACCAGCGCCCAGGCCGACGGCCCGGTCAGGCTGGCTGACAAGCCCCAGCACCACGAGTTGGCGTCAGTCTTGATGGTCATGGACGTGCAGGGGAGTGGCGTCCGGTTGGGAAGCAGGGTCAGTGAGGCGGAATTAACGGACACGTAAGAACTCCTGAAAGGAATATCAAGCTCTGGAATCAACGGGCACTGGGTTCGGCCAATCCGAAGACTGGTGCCGGGCAATGAGCACCAGATACGGAGCCGGGTAACATATTGGGGCGGTAACGGAGGGCGTGGCGAGTCTTTGGGGAGATTGTTGGCATTCCAGACAAACCCAGCTTCCTGCCAGACTTCGACCGTCGCCTTCAGGCTGAATACGCCATCCCGCATCCGGTCACGAACACTCCGCCCGCTGGTAGCACCATGCTGCCAAACTGGGTAGATATTCAGCTCCAACCGATTTTGGCTAGTCTGGAACCGTGGAACGAAACTGGTTCCAGACCATTCCCCTTCCTGCCAAAAGCTGGCAGAGCAGGTTTCAAGCCGACTAGCATCGGACCATAGCGAAGTACGGCCGGCCCCCTGTTGGAGAGCCTCCTGCCACGCTGGATTCGCGATATGCAAGCTCAGTTCAGCCACAGACCAGCGGCTATCCAATCCGCTGACTTCAAGGTCGCCTTCCTGCCAGTGTCCCGGGCCGGATACCTGAAGCGGAGTGGCCGGACGAAACCCAGCTAGAATCCCACTCGGGACTTGCTGGCTATCCTGCCAGTCCTGCCGTAATCCATGACACACCTCGGACAACAGGTTTGGATCATAGACACCTCCCACGTGGCCAGTAGGAGCCGCCGTCGTGCCGGAGATCACTCCAAAGACGGAACGGCGGACACTGATCAAGCCAGATGGAGTTGGGGTAGTCCCCGATAATGTGGCTACCCGGCTCCTCAGCGCCGTCAATTGGCCAGCGGGAACAGAGGTGGTTCCAGACAGGATCGCCTGCCGGGCCTTGATCGCCGTAAACTGCCCAGATGGAGCAGTTGTGGTTCCAGCAAGAACCGCTACCCGATCATCTGTATCCAGATGACCGATGGTTAGATTGACCGTCCCGACTGGTGGGGTATAGCCAAGGACGCTGCCAATCGAGAGGTTGGCCGTCCCGACTGGCGGCGTGTAGGCCATTTCAGCCCTCGGCGATACTGAAGCTCGTTACGGACACGTAGCCACCCTGAACCAAGGTGATGCTGTCCAGTTCAAGGAAATTACAACTGCCGGAGACCCCGGCATCCACATCACAAATTACCACATCATATTCGTCATAAATTCTGGCCCACGCCGCAGTTCCGCCGGTGGCAATCTGAGCCGCGTCTGGCAAATTCCCAGTGAACACGCCATTGCTCACTGAACCCGAAGGATAGGGAATAGCGAACGTGACCAGTAGATGTTGAGTGGTGATAGCGGTATCGGCATTGGTGGGTTTCGTGCCGTCGTAGGTTTCGATCTTACCGCCATCGAGCCAGCCAGCCAGCAGATTTCCTCGACTGGTCTTGCGAGCGGTAGCGAATCCGAGTAATTGGCTCATGGCATCAGTTCCGGGGTGACGTAATCAGCAATAGCGGCATTGAGTGGGTTGGCTCCATGGTCAAAGGCTATTACATAGTAGCCTTTTAAAACATAGGCGATATTATTAAATACATAGGAACCATCAGCCCCAGATGTGGTATACTGTGCTGGTAGCCGTGTAGCCCTATCAAACAAAGCAACTTGATACCGACCAACAACACCTAACTCATCAACGGTTCCTCTTATCCTGTAAGATCCGCCATAGGTGTAATCGCGACCAAAATGCGACTTGGACGATGTGCCATCAGCCATAACTATCTCCAAGGACCAGTTATATCAATCCCAAGACGATATACATTCATTTGTTGAATATAATACTCTCGACTTGGAGAAACTGATATATCGGTAATAATTGTCCCATGATTAGGAGCAGAGGTGTGTATTGGATTTAACGCGCCGGGTAGCAAACCACGCGGTACTGTACTTCCTTCCCAACTTCCTTCCCAAACCTCGATGGGAAAGAAGATGCAGTTATTTCCAGCAGCACTGGGATAAGCGCCACCACCATATCCTACTCCAGATGTTGTTTTAACATGCGAGTAGCGATAAGCACTAACGGCTGACCCTGTTTGGCTGTATGACCTTGCAATCCACGCATAACTATTGTTAGCAAGTTGTGGTAAATATGGAGTACCATAATCATTACCACCCCCAATTAACATACAATGATATAAGTCGGCTGACTTATAAGAATTAATATCACCAAAGAAACAGGCGCTTGTATATGGATAGGAGGTCCAAGTATTTACAAATAAATAAACGGTCCTATCATCGGCAATTAAGACCCATGGAGCGGGCGACGAATTACCGTACTTAGGCCACTTAACAGCAGTAGAAGCGCCTGTTCCAGTATTAACATCACTCATGGTTTCATACATTGTTACAGCAGGATATTGTGTAACAGTATCGTCTATCCTACAATACAGTCTAGTGCTAGCCACAGTTAGCGACCGATAAGCCGCTTTGTTGGTTCCAGAAAAAGCCTTTTCAAACCCAGCAGGCGCCCTCTTGGCGGTAATTGTACCGGTTGCGGTTTGGTTGGATACGCCGCTAGTAGCGAAAGTAAACTCAGTTGAGCTGGTAACCGTAACACGCCAATCACCATTCAATGCGCCAGCATTATCACCAGTAACACTGGACCCAGCAATCCGTATCACTGGGCCAACTGTGGTGCCAATCGTAGCAAAATTATGCCCACTACTATAGGTTGCTGTAGCTACATCATCTGCTACCACCAAGCTGGTTAATGTAACTGAGCCAAAACCATCACACAAACAAGCGTCCAGTAGTGTGATTAAAGAACCAGCGGAGTTCGTGAGAGATGCCGCTCCACTCATCGTAGAGTAGAATACTTTAACGGTGGTATCTGTCATGTTAGTAGCCTTTACGCATCAACATTGCCGACGAATAGCAATTCCACGGAATCATCAGAACCCGTTGGTTCGCTGGGCTGTACCGCTCGAATCAGGTCTACCGGATAATTGGCGGAGATCAGGTTGAACCGCACACAGTTGCCAGTGGACCATCCACCACCCCACCCACGGTAATCAATCGTGAAATAGGGTTCGCCAGTTAATAGATTGGTTGGAGAGAAATTGTGGTTAATATCACCGGCACCCAGATAACCTAGATTCTCACCATAACAACCAAATGCCGTCGAGCTGGTGAACCGAATCACAAACCGATCTTGGTAGGCTCCTACATTGGTGATGATTAGCGGATAGGTTACATCATTGTATTGCGCCAGCGGTTCATCGCCAATCCGATCATCGGACCATACCGAAGTCCAAGTAGACTGGGCAAACATGTTGGTATAGCGAGCCTGCATAGTGCCCACATACAACATCCCAGAGACCCGGCTGTCATTCGCCGGATAGGTGTGGCTCAACTGCTTGTTCAGCGTCAGCGTACCGTTGATGTCAACATCAACCAGCCGGGCGAGATCGGCCACCGTATGGCGGAAGGTGTAGGGGCCGGTGTAGCCGGTCAGGTTGAGATCGGTGGCCATCGTCACGATCCCGGTCTCACGGGCTACCGAATAGAAGCTGGCCGGGAGCCGCTTGCCGTCGGTATCATCAATGACTACCCGATAGAGCCGAACTCGGCCCATGTCCACCGTCTGAGTCGGGCTGAGACTATTTTCCGAATGGGTGGCGGTGTGATGTACCAGCACCAGCCGGCCCCGGTTGAAGATCAACCCCTTGCCGTCGGGAGGCAGGCGAGCGGCGTTGATGCCCAGCAGGTCCGAATCCGGCGGAAGGACGGTCTGGGCCACCGCATTGTAGACGACGCTATCGGCCAGGGCTGGAAAGGTCTGCCAGATGTAATCATCCTCGCCGATGGTGACCAAGGCGTTCGGGTCGTACCACGATTCCAGTTTCTCCGCGTTGGTCAACGAGCTGTCCTTGCGCCAGAGACCGAACCTGGCCCTCACGATGCCCAGCGTGTAATCCACCCGGATTTCCGCGTCGGAGTCCTTGTACCAGCCCGTCCCGTCCACGGTCTTGCTCTTGACCGTCCCATCCAGCAGTTGCCACCGAAGTTGTAGCGTCCCGGAGCGAATGGGGGCCACCGGCGTCCGAAAGACCACCTCCTCGATGGGCTGGCTTGCCAGATCAGTGACCAGCGATTCCAGTGCGACGGCATTGGAAGCGCCGCTGGTCCAGGAGGTGATGTAAACCCGGCCCGATGAGCGGTCCACGCTGCCACAGAGCGTCCCAGCACCCGTAGCAGGGCCTGGATCGCGGTACAGTTGGCCAGCGGTGTCTACGTAGGTGGAATCTCCCAGGGTGAACCGTACCGAACCCGCTACGATGGTCTCAGCGTAGCCCTTGGTCAGGTCCAGTTCCAACTGGGTCAGCGTTACCGTCTCCGTGGCGCTGGAATCGCCGCCGACGACTCGGTAGCGAATCTTGACCAGACCAGTCTCGTCATTCGGATAGATGGCTCCGGCTGGAATGTACTCGATGCCATCGAACAGGGTCCGATAGGTGTTCTTGATGACGGTATTGCCCAGAGCATCCACCGTGGTCGTGGTGCCGATCAGGTGCTTGGAGTAGATCGGCTTGGGGATGGACACGGAGACATCGGGTAGCCAATCTACCACCCCATTCTCGTAATCCACCGTCCCGTTGCTGCCGCCGCTAATGGTCAGCACCCCAGCGCCATTGTCCCGCACGATCTTGATCGGATCGAACCTACGGAGCGGGGCCGGAATGAACTGGCTCTCGGTCGAATACGCCGCGTCGTAATCCTCAACCAACAGATTCCACTCGACTTCCACGGTATTTTCCCGTGGATCATCGTTCAGGGTGATCTGTAAGTGACCATCCAGTTCGCGGACTGGATGCGCGAAGGTCTCCTCCACCGGAGCGCCATAGTCATAGGCTATGGAGAACTCCGTGCTGATAGGCGGCAACAATGTGGGCCGGACCCACCATTCGCCCGTCGCATAACGGATGAAGCCGACGCCGCCAGTTCCGGTCAAATTACCATCCGCTGCCGGCGTATCATCCAGGGTGTAGGTGGTCTGTCCAACTGTCCATGACACTACGACGGTTCCCGGAGCCACTCCGGAATGGGCCGTCTGCCCTCGTACCACGGGAGCATCTACGGATGCTCCACCGCGAGCGGTGTAGTTGACCGGGGTGCCCCAAGCGTAGAGGATTTCCGAGTTCACGTCCGGCAGTTCGCCGGTCGTCATCGTCACCGTACCGGTGGTGAAGTTCAGGGTGGCGCTGCCATAGCTGGAATCAGTCCCCGTACACAGTCCGCCACCCTGATCGGCCAGCACATACCACTTGTTGTTGACCCGGTAGGCGATGCGGAGCGTCTGTGGGGCTGGAATCGGGCTGAGCGTCATGATCCAGACATAGCCCCGATTCTCGGCGGTCACGGTCATCGCCGCCGTATCGGCCACTCGCAACGGTTTGGCGGCAGGCTTGAAGGTGACGGTCTTGCTGGACGTGCTGTAGTTGGGGCAGGAGTCATTCCAGGTGACCAGGCCATTGCCGTAATCAATGGTGCCGATTTCCTGGGTAGCCAGGATCGCCGAGCCGTTGTCATCGGTGATGGTGGCCCCTGACACGCTGATGGAGAGGGTTCCGGGGAAGATGCCAGTCCCGCAGTACAAGGTGACGTTGGGCTTGATGGATTGTGTAGTTGTGGTGAAGCTGATGGTGCTGCTTTTGCCAGCGATCAGAGCTGGCGAATCCCCGCCCGGATTGATGTCGGCCAGCGCCGTTTCCGACAGGCTGGTGGGGATGATGTATTCGTAGAGCGTGTCCACCTGGATGCTGTAATCGGTGGTCACCGCTTGCGCTACTGTTGGGCGGATTCCGTACATCGCCACCGCCTCGGCGTTGTAGCGGGTGTCGTAGACCAGCGTGGTGCCCGTCCCGATGGTCGGATCAATCCGAGTCGGTTCCAGACCGGAGAAATCCGCTTCCAGAGCTTCGGAAATCTCACAGACCACCTCACGAACCGAGTAGGCCCCCTTGTCGTCGTACTGGGTCCGTAGCGTATCGGTGACGCGAGTAACCCAGAGAAACTGGACACTGGTCTCTACACTGTTGCTGCGAGCAACCAGTACCAGCCGTTGCCCAGTGGACGGTAGTTCGGTTTCCGGGCGCTGCCAGAGAGTCACCGCTCGTTGGCCGGAGAAGTGCGATCCCCACAACCAGCCATTCCAGCGAGAACCACGGACGATAGTGTTCTCGATGGTATTCTTCAGGTCAGCGCGTTCGTCGAAGTAGTCGCCGGTGGAAAAGGCCAGCACGGTTGCTGCCGGGTCAGCCGGTTCCTTGAAGATCACCACCCCGGCGTCCAGATACTTGTCCGTGTTTTCGCTGGTGACAGCCGCATAGACCTTGCGAAGGCTCACATCCCCAGCCGCCCGGTCCACATCGGAAATATCATCGAAAATCTGGTTGTCCTGGCCAGAGACGATCTCGTTGGCCGTCATCTGGCCACCACCGTCCGACTCATCGGTCATCCGCTCGGACTGGAAGAATTTGAGGTCAGCAACCGTAATCGCCATGGTCGTTCCGTTGTTGGGTTCCAAGAGTGAACAAACTGGTCAGGAAGGGCCATTCTATCATATCAGGCCCATCCGTTTGGCCGTTTC